AAAATGTATATCTTGGCAATTTATACGATTTCTATAATTTGGTGTCTTATAGTGGCCTCCAAAGCAAAAATCTCCATGAAATAATAGTGTATCATCCCATTGCACGTATTTATTAATAGTGTTAATAATGGTTTCATCCATTTCTTCTACACTATCAAAATCTCTATATCCTTTATCCCAATTGCTTGTTTTAGCTCCTGCTATATTTGCATGACCCAAGTGAAAATCACTTGCTAGAAATATTTTACCCATTTGTATGTATTAAAAAGAACAAAATTGTTATTTAAAAACTATAATTCTGCATACTTATAAACAAATGCTGTTTCTTTCTTGGAAGCAGAAATCTTTCTATTTAAGAATAAATAAGGAGTTCCTACTTTATAATAAAGTTTTAGAAATTCTTTTGTATCCTTATTTAGCTCAGCTACTTTGATTAGTTTATCTCTCACTTCTGTTTGTACATTGGGTACTAAATGGCCTGGAATTTTGATAATTGCTTGCCCAGGTCTTACACTAAGTTTTGCCTGAGTTGCGTCTTTTACTGTTAAAATTAAAATTTTCATTTATTTTCCTTTTATTTTGTTAATTTACTTTTCAATATTTTCATATTTTCCTAGTTTTATTTCATTATTTTCAATTATTAGAAATTCACCATATTTAAGTGTATCAATAAAATAATATCTTCCACCTGTAGATTTTCCCTCAATATCTATTTGTTTCATTGAAGTATGTCCAACAACTTGAATTATTTTATTTTTAAGAAAGTCTTTATTTGCTCTCATTAGATATGTTGGTCTTATCCAAATAGGAGTTTGATAAGTGTTACCTCCATAAGGATCTGTACCATTAAACATAAAAGAAAGTGGTTTATATTTCCATATTTCATTAACAATTATATCAAGATTTTTTCCTACAGGATAAACTTCTCTCCATTCTTTATAATTCATATCTAACCATTCTTCACTTACCCCAGCATGTGTAAATAGAATAGGATCTGCTTCTTCTCTTTTAAGTAAATATGCCATTTGAAGCAAATCTCTATTTCCAGATATTGCATGTTGGATCATATATTTGGCTTCATGTTGATAACCAGAAGTTCCATTGTTTCCTATTTCTGGAAAATAGTGATAATCATGATTTCCTATTAATAGGATTGTTTCTATACCAGATCTTTTCTTAAAATTACATATTTCAATAAAATTATTAATTTGTGCATAAGAATCTATCTGAAAACTGTCGAAATAGTCTCCTATAAATATTACTCTGTTCGGATTCTCTTGTTCGATTATTTTCTTCCACGTATTCCATCCGTGGATGTCTCCCAGAACTATTGTTTTTTCTATCATTTAATTTTATTATTTCATAATTAATACTGTTACATCTTGGACAACTTTCGATATAGAGAATATCACGATTAAATACATGATTACAACATTCACAGAAATATGTACACATAGATAAATATATTAAAAAAGACTCTATTAAGAGTCTTTGAAATAAAAAATGATTGCTTATTAGAATACTATTTTTTGAATAGTGTTTTATATTTTCTAAATCCTGATATAGTATCAGTGTATGATAATATCAAAGACTTTTTGCAGTAATCCCAGTAAATTTTTACATTTAAAGCAATGCAGATTTCTGCAATAGCTAAAAATAATACTAATATTACAGCTACTATAACCATCATAAAAAATTCTTTATTGTTTCTTTGTTAATACGTTTAAAACCAACATCTAAGTATTGGTTACTGAATGCATCAAACAAATAACATAATACCTTATTTTTGTTCAGATTTAAAAATGTTTCAACCTTATCATCTACAAATCTATTGATTCCTAAATCATTACAGGCCTTTAATTTATCATTAGTGAATATTATAGGTGCCACAGGATAGTTATTAGTTTCAAATAACCATTTTGCAGTAGCTACATATAATACTTCAGGTCTTGCTGTAATATAAGCAATAGGTTGAAATGGTAAATCTTTAGGTGTAAGAATTGGCTTTAAAGTTGTCCAAAACTTCTCATCATCAAGAAGCTCTTTATATCTTACACTAAACATAGGATCAAAATCCCATGTATTTGGTTTTCTCACACCAAATCTTTCACAATAAGCACTTATGAAATCTGCTAGTACATCATCTATATCTATACCAGTACGATACTTTCCTAAACCCAAAGATGGTCTATCATCTCCTTCAGGATGTATCTGGTAGTATTCTGTTAAAAATCCAGCGTTACACATTATATGTGCTGCATGTAATAATCCTGTTTCTTTATCAAAGTCTTCTCCACGCTTATAGGCATATAAATGTCTTTCAAGTGAAGCGACTATTTTACTCCACGGCATTCCTTTCTCCCAATTTCTTTCAGCATATTTTTGAGCACCAAGAGTTAACACTCTTGCATATTGTTCCTGAGCAAAAGGAGGAATTAAATCATATCTTGTTTTTCCTTCATTAAATCGAAGTCCTTCTATTTGTTGTTTATTCATTATTTCCATATCTATACACTTCATATTTAGGTTCTATAATTCCCCATAATTCATCTTCAGGAGCAAATCTTGTTGGATTAGATCCATTGGGAGTTACAGTAAAGTAATTTTCAAGTTCTTTCCTTAAAGCATCACTTTTATACAATGCTTGCCATATTTTGGATTCTGGAGACTGTGCTCTATCATTTGTTAAATATTGAGGAAATAGTTTTTTATAATTTTCACTAAATTTAGAATATTTACCAATTTTAAAAAGTTCATACTCTTTTGCAAATTTATCAGGAACACTAAACACCATCATTATCAAGTGTTTACCATCTTGAATTCCACAAAAATATTCAAGAACAAATTCTGCTTTAGTTTTGATCTTTTGAGAAAGCATAGTCCATTTATTATCCTTTAGAGACGTTTTAAAAAGAATAAATATAGGTCTTACAACATCATGATCAAACTTCTCATCATCAAGAAATGCATTTACAAAATATTCTGTACTTATAATAGAATTATTCGGGAATATAGTGTTTAGCATAAAGTGGGATGTTTTTGTACGTTTAGTATCAAAAACACTCTCAGGAACTTTATAATCTTCCTTAATTAACTCATTAATATTTACATCATTTTTAATCATTAATTAAAAATTTTCAATTTTATTTTGTTTGTTTCGTAGAGTTCTCTTGGTTTATTCCACACATTTTTCTCTATATGCCAAGCAATATCATTAACTATTGATCTCCAACCAGTTATATCACTTATAATTGATTCTTTAAATAACATGTTTTTCTCACAATATTCCTCTTTACCAACTTCTGCAATTTCTACATCTCTCCAACTATATTCATATATATAAGGAACTTTATATTCCTTATCAATAACAATATTAATGGGAAGTTCTATTGTATAATCCTGATATTTACCATTTTCATAGGTTTTTAGAAATTCTTTAATTAGAAAGTTATAAACGGATGCTTGATTGATATAATCAAATGATTTGGCTACTGTCTTAAATGTATCTGCATTATAAGTAGTTTTAAGATCAGGAACTATTGCAGTTCTAGTATCGTGTTTTAGACGAATAATATCTAAAGCACCTTTCATAGGGATTTTTCTACCTTCACTTGTTATAAAAGAGGTATATACTTCCTGTTGAAACAGCAATGTTTCATTCTCTTGTTGTACAAAATAAGGTAGAGTAAGAGGATCTTTGCGTAAAACATCTACAACTTCAATAGCCTCTAAATTATCTCTTTGCGTAATCATTGTACGTCCATTAGACTCACTAAGAAACTTAAAGTAGTTATATCCATCTTCACAAACATTCTTTATAATTGTCTTTTCAGTCCATGTACTTCCACCATATTTGTTTTCTCTGGCATACTTAATAATTAAATCTGTCCATTCATACAAATCTTCAATATTAGGAATATATAGAGGTTCTGGCAAATTACCAACTCGATTTAATTCGAGTTTGTTCTTTAAAATCTCTTCAGCCTCTCTATAAACCTTATCTATTATAAATTTTACCTTTTCTCCTGGTATTTGTACATCTACTTCAGGAATAAAGAATCGTTTTTCCAGTAAGTTTGGCTCAAAAGCTAGTGTATCAACTAATGAACCAAAAGCAAATTTAGATAGATCTTCGTCATCTTCTTCAATTTGATCAATATAGATTTTTTTAAACTTTTGTAAAGACTTGGTTTTAAAAGCCTTAATTGCGCTCTGCGAAATTGCAAAAACTTGTCTGTATTCAGATTTTTGCATTATTTATGTGTTTTTTTATTATGACAGTCTTTGCATAATATTTGGAAACCATCTTCTGAAAATAGGTTTTCTACAAAACTTTTTAAATCATCTGAGGATTTTAAACTTCCTACCTCTCTAATATGATCTACTTCAATATTTTTTGCAGGATGCCATGTTTTGCATTCTTTGCATTGATATTCCCATTTAAGTCTAGGATTATCTCCTTTATATGATCTTCTAGCTTCCTCTTTTGCAAATTGAATAGGTTTCCAATACATACTTCTTTTTCTTAAAGCACTTCTTATCATGCTCCAGAAAGCAGATTCTGTCATTGTTCCTGCATTTCTTGTCTTAGGAACTCTTTCTTTTTTTGTTTTAGCCATGAAAACAAAGGTAGGAAAAAATTCTCATTTCTCCTACCTTTGTTTAAAATATTTAAAATAACCACTGAACGCCTTCGTGTTCAAATACAAACTTCTTATCGTCAATCATTTCTTTCTCACTTACAAAATCTCCTTTTTTAAAATCTTGTAGAAAATAGTCTTTTCTATTTTGTACATAACTTATCAAATATTTAGATAGAAATGTAGATTCATTGCCTTTAAAGTTGTCTGTATAATAATTAAGGACTTCATCAAAGGTAACCACTTCATTGGAAAGAATCTTTTTGGGATTTAGTTCTGCATATTTTGCAATAGCATTACATATTAATAACCAATTGATTATCTTTTGTCCATTTGTAGTGGGTTGATGAAGTCTAAATTCAATAGTCCTACGTGGACTAAAGAACATATTCATAAAATTTAGCCAGAAATACCGTTGTTTTCTGTTCCATTTCTGTTGCTGATGATGCCTATTATTATTTCTGTTAAAATCATCACCTGGTGGTATTCCATCATTTAACCATGTAAAAATTTTATAATATGCCTCATCAATTGCTTGATTGTATTCAAGCTTATTCATATTGGGATTTATAGCTGTAATACCAAGCTTTTTAAGCTTTTCATTATAACTCTGCCTTTTAATACCTTTCCATTCTGTTTTATAGTATGGAAACATCTTAAATACTTCATCTTGTATTTTATATGCTAACACATACAAAGAAACAATATAAAGTCTATCTGTAGGAAGTGTTCCAATATGAAAGTGCATTGAGCAATCAGTATCTATTTCAGTGCGTTTTGTAAGCTCTTGAGAGAGATATTTTAGATTTACAAGAGCTTTAGCTCCACTCATTGGAACCGTTACATATTCCGCACTTTTAATACTACCATCGCGACATATAACCACACCAGTGCGATGCTGAATATTATATGGTAATAAACCGTTTGAAGTTTCGATTTCACAACCTATTGTACTTTTACCAAGTAATTTACCGTATCTAAATGCTGCTGCGGATATAATATGAGGATATTCAGCATAAGAAATCTTTTTTTCTTCAAATTCCTTAGGATTATCTTCAATATTATATCCCTTGTCGGTGTGTACTTTTTGATAATTAATTTTCTTAGTACGCGCAAGCACTGATGCACTAAGAGCTTTTTTATATAACCATTTGCCTGTAGATAAATCTTCAATAAATCCATTCTTTTCGAGAATATTTTCATTTAAAGCTTTAATTACACCATAACTAGGAATATCTACATTTACATTATTGTATTTATTCTCAGTAAAGTGGCCCATTACAGGAACACCATCTTCTTTAATGTTAACTACTCCAAATATCAATGGATCTTTCTCTAAAAGAACATGCTTTTTCTTTTCATAATCAAAAGCTATCTTTTTAGAGTTGTATATGTACCATTTACCATCAATATTAAAGCAATCTTCATCAAGAATGTAGTATTTATCCCTTATTTTTCTACAATTATTACGATATTCTTTGATTCCTTTTACAGTAGTAACTGTTTTGAGTTTCAAATCAGGATCTTCTTGATATTTAATCATAAAGTAACTTTATTGTTTATAAGTTTAGAAATCTTACTTCTAATGTTTTCTTCTTTATGTTTCTCACAAAGATTAACAATATTGTACATTAGTTGATCTACAGTCTTATAGATTTCTTTAGCTACTTCTTGTGCAAAATCATCATCATCAATAGATTGTAGTTCATCTGCACAACCTCTTGTGCTTATTAAATATTCTATTGAATCGTGTATAGAAAAATCCCTTGCCTCGTTTGGGATAATTTCCTCTACCTCTACATCGTTATGAGAGGGAATTTTAGCTGTTTCTTTTTCCATAAGTTGATCAATTACAGGTGATTCGTTATCAATTTCATTATTAAAATCTCTTGCTGAGAGTGCTGAATTTAGCCTTTTTATAATTTCCTCTTGATTCTCCAATTTTGATTCAATTGGCTTTGGAACAGATTCACAGACACCTCCAACACATTCATTACTTTCTTGATAAATATCACCATTAGGACTGTTTTTAGCAACATCTAAATAATGTTCAATATCATTAAAAGTTGAATCCATACATGTGATAATATCGCAATGAGATTCAACAGCTACACTTAAAAACAAATCTAAAGCTAAACTTACTTCTTCATCATTAATATTATTTGGACGAAGTTGCATATCTTCCATTATTACATCAGAAACATAATAACGTATAGCATTCATTTCCAATTTATTAAGAGCACCTTCAATTTCTTCAGTACTCCAGAAAATACGATAAAAGTTCGTCATATCATATCCTTCTGTAGATTTAATTGGTATTACTTTAGCCTGATTTGGTTTAACTGTGACAAGAGTATGTGTATCAACACTAACACCACTTAGCTTCTTAGAAGCTCGTTCTGTTTGTAAAGCAACTTTATCAAAACAATTACCTTCTTCTACCTTAAGTTCAGAACGAACTGCATGAAGTAAACCTTGTTGAACAACATACGTTCTATCACTAAATCTTGGGGTGAATGATTTGTTAATAGTCATACCTCCTGCATTATACCAACGATATTTAACATATTCTGAAGCAGTTTTGCAACGATCTCTAATATCATTACGAGTATTTGTTACAGGATATTCGGCATATTTACTTATATGAAATGCAAAGTTAAGATCATCATTTAATACATCTTCATCTTTGTTAACTTTATCCCATAACTTGGTACTTTTTAACATAATACCTTGATAAAAGTAATAATTATGAGCATCCCTTGTCTTAGTAGAAGAAATAAATCCTTTCTTGTCTATACAAAATTGACCATGAGCTAATTCTAATTGGTTTCCTTCACAAATCCAATATCTTCCTTGATGATTAACCATACCTTTCACTTTCTTGAAGCGATCAATACGTGTTGGAAGAGTTTCATGCCAAATAGCAGGTATATTTATACCTTCAATTATAGAATTAATATTAGCCACTTTAGAAGGCGCTTGAGAGTGGAAGCTAGTCGAAGTCGTTCCAGAGTGGGGCTTGATGTCCCCACTTTTGGTAGGGTTTACCCCGGTGCCATCACCTCCCTGGAAGGCAGTATAGATGCCAAGATTAATATCTTCTCTATTAATTGGAATTTTGATTTTTGTCATTACTCCATTTGTGATTTTATGCACAATATTTCCATCCAAACGCTTTACAACATCTTTGCCTTCTGCTATAGCGAGTAAAGAGTTTTCCATACTACTGAAATAAATACCTTCTTCAGTATACATGTAGAATAATGGTCTTTCTTCCTCATCTGCACCTCTTAACACTCTATTTGAAACACCACGATATAGATATAAAGAGTTTGGCTCTGAACGTTTTGCCATAGCAAGAGCAGCAAAACCTTTATATTCTTCTAATATTTTAAAACCTTGCTGATTAATTAAATGAGCCAGTCCTATACTATCTACAAATATTTTAGAGTGATCAATTTTGTATTTTGCACATAATTCCCAGATATTGCGAATAACTCCATTATGGGCTAATACAAAATCATCTTCTATTAGAAAAGGATGTGCATTCTCTTCTGTATGCAGACCATGAGTAGCAGCTCTTGTATGCCCAATAATTGTAAAATTACCAGAATCATACAAATTAGGAAGACTGAAATTTTGAATATAATCGCTAAAGAGTTTGTGTTTATCTACACCTTTTAAAATTACATCAGCAATATACATTCCACAGGAGTGTTTTCCCCTTTCCATATTATATAGACCGAGAATTTTTACTTTGGCTTTAATAGCCTTTTCCATGTGAATGTTTATAATCTTTGGATTACCTTGAAAGCCGAAAATTCCACACATAATTGTTTATTGTAAGTTATTAATTCATTAATTGGGCTTGTTTCCAAGCAAACGATGAGGCAGCTTCAAATTTTGAGAAGTCCCAATGATCTCTTCTTTTTTCTGTTCTATTAAGCCAATCAAAATATTTAGCATATTGAAGACTAACATATTCAGAGGAATCTACAGCAGGACTTGTATTTACCTCAAGTATATAAGCTTTAGTTTTTCCTTCGACTTCTTTATACAAGACATCTACACCGCCAAAGTCCAAACCAAGGGCTTTAATAGCCTTGAGTGCTTGTATGCATACTGAGAAGATGTATTCTTCTTGCAAAAGTCTTGTAAAGGCTTGATTTTCAACTGCCAAATTCCAAGCGATTCCTTCTCCTTTAGGTTTTTCCATAATTGCAAGGATCTTTCCATGAGCGCAATGCACTCTAAACTCTCTTTGTTTATCAATGAACTCTGAATAGTACCATCCTTGAGGGCTATTAATATCGAAGTGGTTCTTAAATTCATCAATTGTATTGAGAATAACAAAGTTTTCCCCTTTAGCATGTTGGGATGGTCTTGCAATAATTGGGTAATCGTTTTCTTGTATATTCTCTAAATTTATGAGTTTAGGACATCTTACCTTCTCTTTTGCAAAGATTTCTCTTGCAAGCTTTTTATTTGAAGCATTTGCAATTGCTTCAGCTTTGTTATAGACAATTGTAGCCTTATTTGCGGCAACCTCAATTCGATTACCCCATCTGATAACTTTCTTATCTGCCAAGCTAACATTAGGAATTTTTTTAAAATTAAATCCTTCATTTTCAATGGGTGTAAGAATGCCAAATCTTGCGCCTACTTTTAAAATTCTTCTCGCTATAACCTCACATAGAGATTGCATTTGTGGAAGAATTCTTCTAACAGATGCTTTTCCATTCTTACCCATTAAAATCGTAATTTTATTCATTATGCTGCTTTTTGTAAATAGTGTGGAACACCAAAATATTTTAAAATTTCTCTTGCTTTTGGAAGATTTCCTGTGTTTATACCTTCAACTATAGAAGCACCTTCATTCTCACTAAAGTCATTTCCTCCATTTATAAAGTCTATGGCTCTATTTGTAGCATCAAAAATCCATTGCATCCCATCTTTATTATTGATGTAATAGTTTGATACTGTGCGATATTCAACACCATAAGCTTTAGGTCTAAATGCACCTGCTTTACCATATACATTCTTCCTTTGATTATTAGGTTCTGCAAGAAGCATTGGTAATCCTATAAACAAATCCATTGCTTTAATAAGGGACATGGAAACAAGTACATCAGGATTATCATATCCAACATGTACATGTCCACCACATGTACGAAGTGTTCCTAATGCATATGGATTAGGAGGTTGATTCATAAGTCCATGATTCCATGCATTAAAATCAGGATCACACCCAAAGGTTAGTGAATTTTCTGTTTGTAGGAATTTCTCATCTAATTCAGCAGCAGGGAATGCGAAAATACTAAGATCTTGTGGTAGTATAGAAGATATATAATCCATAGAAGTCTGAATATTCTTAGCAAAATCTTCTCTCGTTTTTACAGGAGGAATACTAAACTCAGCCATTACATTATCTAAAGATGTTGCAAAAAATGGTTGATCCTCAAGAAATTGAAATGGATCATACTTTGTACCACGAATAATACCTTCTGCGGTTACTACTTCACCTTGTTTGTTCTTTAAAAATACTTCAACATCAGCGCCAATAGTAGGATTTAAAATTAACTCTTTTTTCATACTTCTTAAATTTTTCTTATTTATTAGAATTATAGTACTCTTTCCAATCTCCATTTTCCACAATGGGATTTTTACCATATTTTTCTTCTGTGAGAGTATACATATTTGCAACTCCCCATCTAGTTTTTATTTGTACTTTTCCATAGAATTCGGGATAGCCTTCAAGTAAATCTAGCTTGTGTTCTACATTCTTAGATTTAACTCTAAACACTTCAATAATAATTCTTCCATCTTTATCTATAGGTATTACTCCTGGAAATCCTCCAAGACTTACCATACGAAATTTATCTCTAAGTATTTGAGTGCCAAGATATTCAGAGAATTCGTTTTCAAGATAACGATTGTTGTTATGAAATCCTTTGCGTAGTGTACCATATACGGCATATAATACACCTTCAGTGTCTTTAGGTTTCATTTCTTTTGATTATTACGTTTTAGAAATAATTTTCTTTCTTCTGGGGTAAAATGTTTAATAAATGTTATTTGTTTACCTCTTTTCCATTTTTGGAATTGTTTATTGCTAAGAAGAGATTTTACATACTCTTCATCTACAATTCCTCCCCAGTTGGATGTATTATTATATCTTTTTCCTCTATAAGTAAAGACTATTTTTTCTTTACCATCTAATTTACTTATAATAGGTTTAAAAGTATATTCTATCCAATCACTCTTTATTTTCATAAAGAATTAGTTTAAATTATTGGTTTCCAGGAAAATCGAATAGTTGCACGTTTTTGAGTACTTGCCTGAACAGAATATGTATATCCTAAATCTTTCATAGTGCCAGTAATTGATTCTATATGTTGATTAGGAATATCTACATTTATGCTAGATCCTCCTTTCTTGCAAACTTCTATAATTGATTGATTAATTGTTTTGAGATATTTTTCTGTAAGTTCTTTACTTTGGCAGGATATACTCCATGCGTCATTTGCTGTCATCATTACCATGAAATTGTAGTTATATAATAAGGTTCCTTGTGATCATCAATCTGAGCTTTTTTAAGAATATACCCATTATTTATCAAATGTTTTTCGACTAAATCTGGAAGACTATCTGCTGTAGTACTATATTGTCCATTTTTACTAGCATCTTCTATTAGTTTGTAAATACGTCTTAATCTTTGAGTACCATCAACATCATTTTTAACATCTGCTTGTTTATGAGCATTATCTGCTGTTAGCATATATTATAATTTGTCTTCTAAATGATTATCAAGAAGTTGTGAGAGATATTCAAAAGTTGTAGGATATTTATGGGCAGCCATTGATTCAGGATGTCCTTGAATACCAAGTACTTTTGTTTTAGGAAAATAACAGATTTCTGCTTCCTTAAATGGCTTATCACTAATTTCCTTTTCTAAGCCATTTTCATGCATTTTAGAGATGCCTTCAGTCCAAGCAAGGAGTTTGTAGTTTCCTTCATACATATCATAAGGATACATCGCCTGATGGTGTGTGGAGGTAATTGGTATTACTTCTCCTGTACTTGTAGTGATATCATGTATGTAATGAGGGTTTTGCTGATGTTGTACGAGTCTTCCACCACTCATAGCGCATGTAAACTGAGATCCTCTACAAATCCCAATAATATGCTTATTTAGATATAAAGCAAGTCTAAATATTTCAGCTTCCTCATCATCTCTTCTCTCATTATTACCAGTTTTTGGATTCTTTTCTTCGCCATAGATATGAGGACTTACATCCTCACCACCTGTAAAAACAACCAAATCAGCCTCTTGTATTGTTTTCACAATCTTTCCCTGCATCCAATTGGCATATCCAAGAGCACCACCAACTACATAAATTTTTCTTTTCATAACTTTATTGTTTTTTAATAGCTTATTTTTGTATAAGATTCATCTTCATTTCTATGAAATTGTTCTACATATTTTAATGTATATCCAAGACGACTTAATTTATTTGCATTATTCTCATGTAATTTTTCATAGAATAAAATAGTATTAACCTTCTTATTTATAGCTTCTGTAATTGCTTTTTGAATTTTAATTAATTGTTGTTTTTCAAAAAGTTCATCTTTCTCTATTAACATAAGTCTTGCCTGAAAAGCACTAGGTATATCTAGTTCCATATTATTTATTTAAGTATATGCATATAATGTTTCATTCTTTTCTACATTTACTATTATGGTAGATTTCACGTCTAGACTAGCGTAACTAAAAAAGGAGAATATATCCTTCTCATGATCAATAAATTTTCTCCACAGATACTCACCTCTTTCTTGAAATAAGTACTGAAATAGTTTTAGAGATGCTTGGTTTGAAAATTTCTTATATCTATCTAATACTTGATAAACATCTTGTATTTTTTCCTGATCTTTTCTTTCAAGTTCTTCAAATTTTAGTAACATTACCAAAGAATTTTAGCTTCTGAGCCATTAGATTTTTCTAATAACTCATTTGTTTTTGAAAATATATTATCACAATCCCATTCTTTCATTTCCATACGTGCAGCATAAGATGGATGTACAGTTGTGAAAATATGATTTGCTTTATCATTTATAAGCACTTTATACATTTTAGCTTCTGTACCTATAAGAATGAATATAATTCCTGTATTATTAGCTCTTAGCATCTTAAATACATTAATTATAAAAGGTTGCCATAATTGTAAATGCACACCTATTTTTCCTACGTGAGTTGTAAGTGCCTGATTTAGAAGTAATACACCTTGATTAGCCCATCTTGTAAGATCTGAAACATCATAATCCGGATTATATCCTATTCCAAATCCTCCATAAGCATCTTTCTCCATTGCACTTAGGATATATCTTAAAGAAGCAGGTTTATCCAAATCATGATTTCTAGCACTAAATGCAAGTCCGTCAGCAATTCCTTTACCTGGATAGGGATCAAGTCCAAGAACTACAACTTTTAGTTTATTATAGGGACATTCTTTAAATGCTCGAAAAGTATTATCAAATAATGGTGTGATGCTTCTCCCTTCATTATTCTCTTTCATCAATTGTGCACCAATATTTAACATTTTCTCTGAATTTAAAAAGGGAGATAGCTTCTGCCACCACCCTTCCTCAAAGTGTTTTTGTATATTCAAGTTGGTTCTTATTTAATAAGTTCCCCAACCAATAATAACTCCCTTATTTACTCCCCATATTGGAATTTTAGTTGGTACATGTGTAAATAATCCTTGCCCATACCCACCATAATCTATAAATACTCTATATGTATTATATACTGTATAAAGCTTTTGATGATATTCTACTTGTACATCTACATAGTAAAGCAGTCCATCATCTACAATATGATCCATCCATACACGTACAAGAATTGTGTTAGCATCTTCTACATATACATCTGCTTGAGTAGGATAATTAGTTTTTACTACTGTATTGGTAGTTTTAAAAGTTTGTGTTGGTGTGAAGCTAGTAAAGCCAATTAGACTTACTAATGCAGCTAAAATTAATTTTTTCATTTATTTGTTTTTATTTCAATTATATTACTCTTACTTTATTTGGTGGTAGATTTCTTAGATAATTATTTAGTCTATCTTGATATTTTTGTGCTTCTTCCTTCTTTTTTACGTTATATTCTCTAATTTTCTCCATACTATCAAATCTTTTAGCATCCTCTATGGCGTATTCATATTTATCACGAATTAATGGTTGCCAATTCCATTCATATCCCCATAAGCTTAAAGGCCAATAGAGATTACCCCAAAAAATACCCCAACTATTACTATATTCCATTGCCCAGTGAGTGTTATCAAATCCATAAGATACTACTCTAGTTCTAAATCTTCCCATAAAATAATTTTTATTTGTCTCATTTTAGCTTTACGAGGTTTATCTTTATGAAATTTTCTTGGACGCTTTTTTCCTTTCATTGTTAAGCCTCTCTGTCCATATTTAGCATGTCCAGGACAGCAATTATCATCATGCTTCCTTATTCCATAAGCTCTCATAATTGCTTTTTAATAAGATTGTCGTAAATCCAAATCCACATATTATTAGGAATTAATGAATAGGCAAACGGGTATTTCTTTTTTAGTTTAGATATGAACTCATTCATAAATTATTGCTTGTAGGTATGTATTATGTTTATTTACACTTACTCCTCCAATAGGTTTCCAACCTTTTTCTAGCATTTCACCAACTAATTTTTCAAGATCAAACGCAGAATTAGCTATTAGTATACAGTATTTCATATAATACCTTTTTGAATTAAAAGTTGTTCTAAAGCCTTCATTCCGAATGCTTTAACGTAATCAGAGACATCTTTGATTCCTTCTTCAAGAAATTCTTTAGGTGTATTAAAATATCCAAAGCCTCTGGAATTAAATTTCTTGCAGTTTTGCACACCAGTATCATCTGCATCCCATATAATTGTACGTCTAGGAAAATTAAAGCAAAGGTGTTTCACAAGACTTGTTGGGAGAGCAGATTCAGATTCATTTTGTGAACCTATAACAGAACTAATAAACTTAAGAAGAATCATTCTATCTTTCTGAGCTTTTCCTATACAAATATGATCTGTTCCGTATTTGAGTTCATATAAACCAAATGGAACAATTATAGGTACATTAGAGAGCCATTTCATTGCTTTGCTATGTGGCTGATATATTTTTATATACTCCTTACAGATGTAATTACGTGTTCCACTTGCATCAGTTATTTGTTTCTCTTTTACAATATACGCAAAACAAAGTTCGTCTATCTTATATTCTATTTTATTTACAAATAATTTAGCTACAGGATAGACATTATTTTTCTTAAGATCTTGGATATCAATATCATATTGTTTCCAATATTTTATATGATGAGATTGCCATTCAGATGGTACAAATTGGATAATAGTCTCTTTCTTTAGTTCTCTATCAAACTGAATTGTTTGATTTAATAGGTTGGCAGCTATTGCTTTTTCATTACAATTAATTATACCAAAATCACATGCAATTCTTCTAAGAGCATCTTTGAATGTAGTGTTATGTAAAGCAGCTACAAATTGAAAGCAATTATATTTCTTACCAGTGGCCATATCATTATATAATATAGCACCTGTTACAGGGTGTATGAAAAATCCTGTAGATGGAGTTTTATCAGCTCTTAGTTTTGAAGGATAGGATTTGTGTAGCTGGAAATGGCCAAAATAGTGGAAAAATATCATTTCTTCTGATACTTTTGAAAGAATGAATTCTGTTGTTAATTGAACAGGAGCATCTATTTTGCCTAAATCTATCATTAAAGTAATTTAAGTTCTTCAACTACAGTTAATATTTCAATAGATTCAATTGTGTGAATACCATATTCTCCACGAGGAACATAATTATCAAATATTCCAATTTGCTCTTCTGTGAGAATATCTTTATAAGTTTCTTCTACTGTTTCGTTTCTATATTCTGAATTAGGCCAATTATATTCACCACTACCTCTTTGATGCATTTTATTAAAATCTTTAATGGCTTTAACTATAGGAAGAACTTCTTCTTCTATTTGTTTATCAGTAATTAATGATTTTTTTTGCACATAGTCTGCATCATTTGTATCAGCCTTTATAATAATATACTTTTTCATTATTTTATATTTTCTTCTGGATAAGCATTAAGAATTGCCTTTTTAAGATCATCTTCATCACCTACTAAGATGTAAGGATTATCATAACTTCCACAAGTTACACATGCTCCTCTATAGGGAGTATGATCATCACATCTTGGTACACTAATAATATGTTTAGAAGCTTCTTCTAATGCAGCTTTTACATGAAGTTTAGCAAATTCTTTTAGCATTACATCAACCTCATGACTCCCATATAAAGGCATATAATCTTTAGAATGCCTGAATTCTTCTGCTGTAGGTATTTTACTCATTTACTTGATTTTTAGTCATTTCAAGAATTTCTTGCTTGTTAATTTCAAATCTGTAGGTTTCATCTTTAAGTTGTATGGCTAATACTTGTCCTGAAAGTCCTTCTCTATTATAACTATTAAATGGCGCATTACTTATTGTACGAGAATGAATTAGAACATTTTCAGCAATTTTCCTTGTAGCTATATTTACATGATATTGTGCGTAAGCTATTAATCTTTTTTCTAAAGCATTATTTGCTTTAGATTGTCCAAATTCAGAAATATCATGTAAATACTTTTCAACTATCTGTTTTGCTGTGTTCATATCCTAAATAATTAGCTGTATTAATAAGAATTTTTCTCATTTGCTTAGATACTCCATGTCTCTCTGCATTTATATCAATAGACTTATAGATATTTCCGCCTTTAGTTCTCTCTCCAGAGGCTTTCCAATCAAAGAACATCTCAACAATATCAAATAAGTTCATTCCATTTACTCCATCTTCATAATATTGTGGATGATGAGAATTATTTGCATAGTGATGTTCTAAAGCAGGTTTTAATCTATCACAAGATGCTTTATATTCAGGAGTTCCGTATTCCAAAGTATCTATTGTACCAGCTTCTGCATCAAATAGAGATTTTTCTGGTTCTTCAAGTTTAGAAGCATCATGATTTCTTCCTCTTTTCTGAAGATCATATCCTGCACTAAAAAGTAAATCATGTACTCTTCGTATATGATCTTTTGTTTCCTTTGTGCTATCACCCATTTTTATTCAATTTTGCTTTCTTAAGAATTGTTTCAAGTCTGAGATTTATTACCACAATTTCAGGAGTGCTTAATACATCACCCATTTTGTGTCTCCACTTAAAGTTATTTGTATGATAGGTTTCAAGTTGATATCTATCAAAGTTATATGTATTAGGATATTTATGAGCACATTCTTTGTATTCTGCATCAGTAAGTAGGCTTTCTACATACATTGGTTTACCTTCTATTGATTGTTTCTTTTCACTCATGATTGATAGTTTTTGTAAACATTCTCCTGCCCCCTTAAGAATGTTTGAAATGGATGCCAATGGTTGACCACAGTCCTTCTATCCGTCACTGATACCGGATTTACTCTCTACTTATTTGGGAGAAAGGGAGCCATCCTTATAAAAAGTTAAAAAAAGCCCCAATGTAGAAACATCAAGGCTGTACCTAAAAACTAAAACTTACACTAAAAATATTACCAAGGCATTTGTTTATCATCTAATGGTTTATAACCGCCAGATGCATCAGAACTTGGTAGAATAGTATCATTTGATGCAGCTACAAGAGGATTAACTTTCTCAATCTTAACTACTTGCTTATATCTTGCACTATCTTCTTCAAATACACCTTCTTCAAATTGGCCTTCATCAGCTATAACAAATCCTGTATATGGTAATCCAGCATAAAATTTGCCATCAGCAGTAATTTTACCACCAGTCATCATGGGACGAGTTACAATTTTAGCAGTTAGTGCTTGTTTAAAATAGTCTCCAATATCCTTATAGCTACTTGCTTTATACACACATTTCTTACCAAACCAAGCTTCATGCAAATGCAATAATCTTGGAATTGCCTTACTTGTTAAGAAAAACTTCTCAGTTAAACTACCATACTTCTCAGACACAAATTTAATTGCTAAATATGCAGTTTTACCTTCTGGTGTATACACCTTAGTACCTTCAGCATCAACCTTTAAGCGATACATACCTGGTTTAAGATATTCACTTACTGAGGCTGCTTCCATTGTACCTAAATCAATAACATTTTCACTCATATAATATAAAATTTTACTTACAATTAATTTGCTTCTTCTTCGTAATATTTTGTTATAACATCACGAATTAAGCTTAAATCATTTGGGATTTTTGCTTCTTCAAACATACCCATAGGGCTTTTTGTAGATGAATTAGCGTCCCTTGTAAGGAAAAAATGTTCCACATCTCCACCATTTGCTGTTTTTGCTTTTGTAGCTAACAGAATGGTTGTAAAATAGGATTCGTATTGTCCTAATTTCTCATTAACCAGCTTACCGATTGTTTGAGCTTTTACTTTCTTTTCCTCAATCATTCCATCACCAGTTTCTGTAACATGGTGTAGAATAAATACTATAATATCATCACGAAGGTTAATTGCTGTTTGTGCAATATTTACCATATTATCTGCTATATCGTTGAACTTTTCAAATGAATGTTCTCTAATTCTACGCAGATATTCTAGTGAGGATTGGTGAGTATTATCATCTATTACCACATTTTTTATATGGGGCATATTTTTACTAATATGTTCCAACCATTTTAATGTAGCATGAGAATGACTGGTTTTTACCATATTCCCATTAGGATTTTTATCCCTATCAAAATATGTGTATTGTTTGCTACTACCTTTAAAAGGTAAATCTTTACCTAAAGAGTTGATAATAAATGTCTCTTTAGGATCTAAAGTTCTTATTGAAGTGCTTTTACCAGCACCAGATTCACCCAATATGAGAACTGCTCTGCTCATTGATTTTATTGTTTTTTATTTCTACAAAGATAATTAATATCTGAGAAACAAACAACAAAATTGTTAGAAAGAGCTAAACTATTTCGACATTTTCAGTCTTTACACGTTTCTTATGACCTTTTGGGAATTTAATTTTCTTTTTAGGTATAAGAGGAATTGTTTTAAGAAATTCAAGAGTATGAACAAAATTATTTTCTTCACATCCTGTAATTAGATGTTGCATGTATAAGGGATGAATCTTATTATTAGAATCATATCTCTTATTAATAGAGATATAAATATACAAATCATATCCATAGAATGAATGTATTACTTTTTGATAGCATTCAGGGTATCCTTCATAATGATCCAAAACTTTAAGTTGTCCTGGACTTAAGACATAAACTACACCTTCTACAAAATCTGTAGCTATTCCAGTCATTTCAAGATTAGCAAATGCTGATTGGAATCCTGTGTTAAAATTAAGTTTAAATCCTTTTAACTTATGGGTTGCAAATTTAGTAACTTGTCCTACTCTTTCTTCAATTCTTTTCTGGCTCATGTTAGAACCATAGGCAAAATATAGCCTTACGTTTTCATCCATTTGTGTAATGTTTAGTTTAGAATAATAAATATTTATTTTGTTGCTTAAGTCTTTCGTTTATTAACCATTCATAAAACTTAGCAAGTTCATCTTTTTGTTTCTCTGAATGTGGAAGTTCTCTAAAATATTCAGAAGCTCCATCAAAATATAATGGTACGATTATATTACTACCAACACCATCATTATTTTTAAGTACTTCTAATTCCCTAAAATTATCACCTATTTGTGATATATCATATCCTCTGTAATTCTCTATTTTAAATCTCGCTGGACTAAATAAAGATAGTACCAAGTGGTAGGCTCTTGTTACTTCTTTTGTTCCGCCTAAATTGGCGAGAGAGGGTTTGAGTTTCTCGATTATTTGCCCACCAGCATTTGTGAACTGGGGTTTATCTGCTTCTAATGCTTGTTGGTGCACAATTATACATGTAGCCTTAAAAATCTTAGAATATAAAAGCCTACAATCTTTTTGTACAAAATGATCCATAGCGTCTTTAGGACTATTAT